CGGCTTCTCCGTCATTGTCAAATTCGTTAGGCACCGTTCTTTCTTGTTGTACTTCAGGTTGTTGACTTTGTATTGCGTTTGCATCAGGACTTGTTCCTGTGCCTGTCATTTGTAAAAAATATTTTTCAAAATCAGCAGGATCTAAACCTAAAGCTCTAAGTTTTTCCTCAGCTTTAGCACGATTAGAGAATGTTGGATCCTTTATTATAATCTCAGGATAAGCACGTAGCAAGCCTTCCTGTGCCTGTCTAATTTTTCTGTCAACTTCTTTTAATGCAGCAATAACGTCTTGCGGAGCTTTTGCACCATAGATTGAAACTGCATCACTAGCACGTTTAATATCATCAACGTTTAAACGACCTGTTGGTTTGTTGGCTCTGGCTAATCCATATATAATAAAGTTTTCACGAACTTTGTTTTCTGCATAGCTAGTGTCATAACCTTGTTCTACAAACCAGTCTTCGCTAAAAATGTCTTGCATAGAAGCGGGTACATCTTTGGTTGTAGTTGCAAAAGGATTATTTCCTTTAGGTATGTCAGTTAAAGTAAGCGTTGTTTCGTCTTGATCATAATCATCAAATTGAAGAAAATCTCTATTATACAACATTTCACCGGAGTTAGTTAAATTTGAGCCTGTAGCTCCACTACCACCTGATTGTTTTGATATTTCATTAAATATAGATTCAATATTAAATCCAGCAGTCTGAATAATACTTTGAATGTTACCAGGTAAACCCAGTTTATTTATGTCATTTTGTGCTGTTAAAAGAATATTACTTATGTCAGATCTTGTTCCATCTAAAGAAGCAAACTCTTGAACACCATCAGATATTTTTTGTGCAGAGGGAACCATTGAATCAAACATACTTTTTTCTGTGCCTGGTTGTTGAGCACCAATTATTGCAAAGTCCAAAGTTCCATCAGGTCCGGCAGGAAGAGGTACATCAAAAATTTGTACAGTTCTACCATCTTCTAACTCTTGTATTCTTCCCATCATTAATTGTGGTCCAACGTCAGAAGGCATTACCCTTACTGTTGCATATTGTTTGGCACCTTTTTCATCAGTGTAGACACCGTAAAGTGGTTTTTCTACATTGTTTAATAAATCAACAGATGCTTTTACTCTATCTTTTTGAACATCAAGATTATGTTGAGAAACTTGTTTTAAAATATCTTTATTAAAATTCATATTATTGGTCATGTCTTCGTTGTCATAACCCATCATTTTCAAATAGAAGTCTGCTTCCTTTTCCATAATTATTTTGTTAGCATCTTGTGCTTGTTGTACAGCAAGTTCACCGACCTTCATTTGATAGTTTAGTCTATTTAAAGTATCTTGTTCTGCTCTACCTAAAGCTTTGCCAGTTGCTTGACTTAAAATATCAAGAGCACCTGACACACCTTTAAAAGGAGTTCTTCCGTTAAGCGCATCAATAACAAAATTTAAGGTTTTATCTAATCCACTTTTTTTTGGAAACTCCCCTAAAGATTGTCTTATTTGTTTCTCAAATTCCTGAGGACTAAATCGGTTGCCCAAACCCAATGCCTTATAATACTGTTCTCCATACTCTCTTCTCTTTTCACGTACAGGTAAATATTGTCCAGCATACTGATTCGCCATCATGTTCATGTATGATTCTGTGTTTACACTTGTTTGTGCTTGTTGTTGAGTTGTGGCAGCATTTGCTTCCATCTCTGGTGTTGGAGTAAATCTTTCTTCACCACTAATAGTAACACTGCCTCCTTGATAAGGCTTAATTGATTGTAATGGTTGAATTGGATCGATCGATAGATCGATTTTAAAATCGCTTAGGGTATCATATCCTGAAGAACTCATTGACCCCCCTTTATCCTGCGTACCCGCCTAATGCTCCTATACCTGCCAAAAGAGGATTTCCCATTTGCGTTGTGGGTGCTGACAAGAAAGAAGGTGCAGCGCCAGCTAATAGTCCAGCTTGGAATCGTAATTGTTCATATGGTTGTGAGTATTGTGCCAGTTGATTCGCATATTCTTTATCGAAAACGTTTTGATTTAAAGTTTGTTCTGTAGTTCCTAATTGACCTAATGTTGCAGCAGTGTTGGCCATGGTGGCACCAAATTGTCCCCCTAATTGATTGAAAGCTTGTCCTGCGCCTAAACCTAATTCACCACCAGCTAATTCTAATCCTGAAGCTCCTTGTAATCTTTTCATTTGATCAGCAAAAGTGCCTTGTGCCATTTGTTGTGCTTGACTATATCCTTTAGATAAAAGTCCGGCGATACCGCCTCCTAATTTATCTTGAAAACCTCTCAAGCCTTCTGCCATCAAAACGCCTTCTCTCCCTCCACCAAAAGCTCCTGCACCAATTGCTTGTGCTGATCTATTTTGTTGTGAGATGCCAAACTGTCTTTGCATTTCTTGAGCGTATTTATCAATAACTTCTTGCTGATAAGGATCCATAAATGATTTGTAAGAAGAAGGATCGTAAGCTGCGGTTGAGGCATTGGCCATTGAAGATGCATTGGCCATGGACCCTGAAACGTTTGCCATATAGTTAGCAGCATTATCAAAGTAACCTGAAGCACCTGATGAGATACCTGAAGCCACATTACCTGCTTGATTAATTAAAGGACTTATGCCCGCTACATTAGCTGTAGGAATTGGTCTAGCATTAGCAGTTAATTTCTCTCCTGCTGTTAAAACATTACCATATTGTTGTGCTATTAAATTTTGTAATTCTTGTGGTGTCATTAGATCCTACCTATTCCCATGCCTTGTGCTTTTTCTTCTAAATTGTTCATCATACTATACATTTTTTTAGTACCTTCATCTCTGTCACCATTACCAGCAGCCATAACTGCTTGTTTAGTCATAACAAATTCGCCATCGGAAAGCATTGCAGGGATATCGTCAGATTGACCATCGCCTGGACCGTTAATCATACCTTCTTTTTCTGGAAAGTCCATAACCCCACCTTTGTTCATTGAAGCAGGATAGAAAGGATTTATGCCTTCAAAAAAATCTTTGTCAGCACTTCCTGATCCTAGATAAGGATTTTTATTAGGATCATAAAGTAAATTTTGTTCTTCTTCAGACAATACAGCAGATAATACACTTGCGCCAACGGCACCTATTTTTAATAAAGGTGAATATTTTTTAAAGAAATCAGTTTCGTTTTCATTAATAAGAGAGTCAGTAACACTTTTGAGAAATCCTGGTTTAGTAACTTCTGATGCTGCAGGTGCAACTGTATCTCTCATAGTTTGAGAAACAGGATCATAAACTTGACCTTGTACAGGATTGTTTAATGCTGCAGCTGGTTGCATACCTAAGCTTTGTTGAGCACCTCCCATGAAACCACCTGGTTTACCTAAATTAGATATCCCACCTAGTGCTGTTCCGTAGGCCACGTTTCGTAATACATTTGCAGGTTTATCTCCTGCAAGTAAACCAACACCCGCTTGTGTAAGCATTGGATTTGCTGCTGCAAATCTTCCAATACCACCCAATGTGCCACTCATACCTGCCATACCTGGTAAAAGTAATCCAATACCGATTTGTCCTGCTGGACTTCGTACTAAATCTTTTGCTGCTTTAAATATCTTTTTAAACATATCTTATTCCGGCAGTGTGTGTGCTCCTGCAAATACATTGGGAGCTGTTACGTGAACATCTCTTCTAATATCTGCTTCTGTTGTATCTGTTTCTGAATTGTCTATATCGGCCTGACACTCCTCATGTGAGTTGTATTCTTGGCCTGTTTTAGTATTAGTAATGGTTGTTTCTACTTTTGCACTGTAAACAGGTATTTTATTACCATCAATCTCGTCATAACGTAAGATTTTTGGTTCGTCTACAATTTTTGCCATACTCTATTTTTATAGGTAGAAAGCTAGGAAATCAATAGGTTATTAGCCACAAATAAAATTAGTATTAAATGCAATAACAGTCTTCATGTAACCTTTTTCTACTGGTGGAGAACAATGGGGTAAAAATGCTGGAAAGCTAATAATATCACCTTCTTCACAGTTTTCTGAAAAATCTTTGAATTGTGTAGAGTATCCTTGAGGACACTCTAAAAAAAATACATTAGAATAGTTTGTTTGTGGATGTGTATGCCAGTTGTGTTTACCATAGTCACCATAAGTTTGAAACCAGAAGTTATCTATTTTTGCTTCTTGAACTTTTAACTTCTCTACCATCATGTGTATATGTGGAGTTACTGTTTCAATAAATAAATTCGCATACTCCCTGTGCATTGTACGTGGTAGATTCCAATCAGTATGAGTTATGTTTTGACCCTCACTTTGCATAGGATTATTGGGTATTAAATTAATTTGTTCTAAAAGTTTCTTTTTTATCTCTTCGTGAGATTCTACTTTAGTTTTAAATATATAATTCACTATTGTTGTTGTTTGATCTCTAAAACAGATACTTCAATCATAGCTCTGGAAGCTGCATTTGCTTGAACTTTTAAAGAGTCACCTTCAGCATAAACCATACTCGTAGATATGGTATTCGTATCACTAGCCGACACATCTATTTGAAATATTTGAAAATCCGCACTACCATTATTATGATCTACATTGACAGTAACTGCATTTGACCCATCATAATTATGGGTATTAATAGTTTTCACAATAAATGTGGATACAGGAACAGGAGGCACCGCTGCTATATCAGCAGTTGGTACAGTAAACACAGTGGTCAAATCTGTAGTTGTTACATTCGCTATAAATCTTTTAAATACATCAGCCACTAAAGAACCATGCCCTTCTTGTTGACTCCTCTTGTGTGTCTTGAGTGTATTGTGTGTTTAACTGTTGTATCATTTCTTCTAATTGTCTAATAAGTTCAGCAGACTGTTGAGCATCATACTCAGGTCTTGGATCAGGAAATCTTTGTAAAACTAATTTTGCCATTACCTTCTACCGTCAGGTTGTATTTCAAAACGTTGTGTGCCTAATCTCCAAAATGTGCCCGTAGAATTAGAAACAACATTAACTGTAAATTCTCTACCTCGTCCACGCAAACTCACAAATTCTGTGCTATCTACAAAGCTAGTAGTTTTTGTTACACTTGTACTATTGTTTGGATAGTTTTTAAATTCTAAATTCATATTTAATGTTCCCTCTTGATCTTGAACATCAGGGATAAGTTTTGATACAAAAGTAAATTCATCTCCTTGACCTATTTCAACAGAACCTGATTTAACAAAGGCAGTAATAGCCTCATTGTCGCCATTATTTCCAACTTCATGTAAAAACATTTGTGTAGCTCCAGTAGAAAGTCCGGAAATAACTTCGTTGTTAGCGGTGGCTGTCGGTAAGTAGTCAGAAGCTACTGGATTATCATAAACCTCTCTATCAATCCAAGTAGTTCTATCTAAAGTTCCGATCCACCACGTTCCTTCTAAATAGTTGTAAGCAACTACTGCATTAATTTGATCTGATCCTGATCTGTTATAAAACCACATAATCTCATTGAACTCACCATTATGACCTGCAAAAGCATTTTCGGATCCTGTCTGATTGAGATTATTAAATATATATTGCTCCACTGTGCAAGGTAGTTTTTTAACTGTACCATCAAATAAAAAGAAAGAGTCTTGCGACATCCAATAAGAAACACCATTAATATCTATACCCGCATGCTGTCCTATGATGCCACAGTTTTGACCAAGCTGTCTTAAACCAAAAGTAAAAGGGGGACCGATAAATTGCATAGAGTGTAGAGAAGTATCCGTCCAAACAAGTATTTGACCTCTTGATCTCTCTGCTGCCACGATCCGTGATCCGTCAGCAATTCTTAATGTCCCTGCAGTATTCTCTGCAGTAGGTTGATATGTTTCAATGTCTTCTTGATTTGAAAATCTTATGAGTAAATCATCTTGAGGATTGCCAGCACCAACTGTAGGTTGAGACCCCATTAAAAGTAAATGTCTGTCAGGTGTAGATACCAAACCTAGCCTTGATTTGGTAGGAGCATTTGTGATCGCCGCAGCTCTATTACCTACTCCGCCAGATGTGTCCCATTTAAAAGCACCGCCGTTCAATACTACTGCAATTAAGTCTTCTCCAAAATTATCCAGTGACCATTGTCTTGCTTCCAAGGTTACGTTTGAAGTAGTAGAGGGTGTTCCCCATGTACCTGAACTCCAAGTATCTGTCCCCCAACCAAAAGCGGGTAATGAAAACTCGGGTCCTATATTAATTTGATACTTTGCGTTACCTGTGCCACCACCTCCTGAAGTTGATCCCGAAGCAGCAGAAGTCGCCGTGACTACATAGGCATTGTTATTAGCTACTGAGGTAACTTCAAATTCTTTGTTCATGTCTAGACCATCAATAGCTGAAAAAGAGTCAAAGGTAACAAAGTCGCCTTGAAGTGCTCCGTGTGATGTGTCAGTCACGACAACAGAAGTTGTCGCATTTGTGGTAAAAGGATTTGATAAGGAGCTTGTTGTTTTTCTTAAAGGTGTTATGTCGTAAGCTTCACCCTCTTGAATGACATATAGTTTTTTATCAGTGCCTACTGCATCATGCCTAGTTCCATCCAAGGATATCCAAGCGTGCTGATCCCGTACAACACCTACTAAAGTTGTAGAAATAAACTTTTGCCACCCTTTAATTTTTTGTGCAGAACCTTGAAAAAAACGTACATTATCTCCATCAGTCCATTTGCCCTCTCCTGTATAATCAGTTACTTCTTTATTAATACCGGGGGCTGGTCTAAAATTTACTAAGGGCATAGCGCCAATATACCTTTAATTTTGTATTTTTTCTAGTAATTCTGTTTGAAAAGCTAAAGTTACCCTTAAAAGAGAACTAAGTCTCGTTGGTGCTACACCTCGATGTTTTAATGATCCATTGAATATAATCAAACGATCAGGTTTAAAAGAGCATACGTTGGTTGCCTCTTTGTTATCATCATATGTAATAAACTCGCCACCCCATTCCGGATCCCAAAAAGGTGCTAAACAATAAAGATAAGTGGGTAAATTGTCATTATTATCCTCATGCATAGTTCCGTCATAACCTGTTGGATGTATATTTATAAACCACCTATAAATCCTTATTTTTTGTGAATCAATAAGACTTTGATCAATCTTCACTTTTAAATCATAAATTAAAGGAATTAAGAAGTCAGTATTAGGAAGTAAAGTTGTAAATGAGTCAGCAGCTAATTGTTTATCATGTGCTTTGTTCTTCAAACACATTTTAATTTCACCCTTATCAATATATTTATCCCAAAAACTGTTCATGAGATCAGGGTTGTTTAAAAAATTATCTATTTTATTCATTATAATAAGTTAAAAATGTCTATTCTTTTTTAGCTACCAAACTACCCACATGACCTCGAAAGGCACGATTACCAAAATGTGTTAAAGGCATAGCTAGATCCGCCCATATTTGACCTCCGCATTCTTGCCACAATCTGGAAAAGTAATAATCTTCAGAAAGATATCTCTTTTGTACTTTACCATTTACTGCTTTTGTTTCATAAGGTCCAACAGCAAATAGGTCATAACAATTATCAGATTTATAAGATCCACCATTGACAATTTGATCTGACTCATACTTTCTTTCAGGGAACTTTTTCATCATAGTTTTAAAAACATGTCTCTTTACTAACATCATTCCTGTGGCCGCTTCTTGTACAGGAAAAAAACCCATTTCACCTTTTAAATCATTTGGGTTATCAAAGTTTACATTGTACCCAAGAGCCTTTGCCTCAATCTCGTCTGGGGTGGAATTAGGAAATTTTTCTAATATACCTTTTAACTTTTCAAGATGTAAATGTTTTCTTGGATATATACCGCAAGCTACTTCTTTATCTGCACAAAGTAATCTTTCAATATTTTGCCACGTAAACCCTATATCTGCATCTATAAATAATAAATGAGTTGCAACAAAGTCCTGTTGATCCATCATCATAGAAACAATAGTATTTCTAGCTCTAGTAATTAAACTTTCATTACCCATGGTCTGTATTCTTAGGTTTACATTATTAGCTGCAGTCCAAGATTGTAGTTCTAGTAATCCATGTAAGGTGCTTTCAGTCAACATCCCTCCATACATGGGCATTCCTAAAAAAATTTTAAAGTTTTGATCTTTTATTTCTTCTGGTTTTATCATTTTATATGTACATCCCTTTCCATTCATTACATTTTCTATAATTAAAAGCTAAAGTTATTCTTTGATTCTCACTTTCATTAGCTGAAACTCTATGCTCTACAGTGTCAGGAAATAAAACTATCTTACCAAACTCTGGCTGCACAGATATTGTATCATGAAAGTAAAACTGTGTGACTGCATCTGGTGAATCTGTTAAATATACAATTCCACAAAGTGCACGGTGCACTGGGTCCATATGTACGTGATATTCTTGAAAAAATTCTTTGTGATAGATATTGAACCATGATTTTTCAATAAAGCCCTCATAATATTTACCAGACATAGACATGTAATTCTGCACATGAGCTAAGATATTTAAATGTAAACCTTGTAATTTTAGGTCGTTAAGAATATTAAAACTTAAACTATCACTTGTTATACATTTACAAGCGTAAGGATTGTCTGTCATTTTCTCTTTTGTATCTTCAACATATTTTATAGCGTTGTTGCAAACGTCTTTATCAAGAAAGTTATAATAAATATTATTTATTTCTGGTCTTTGTATGAAAGACATTTTTAAATCCTAAATAGAAAGTTCATTGTTTATAAAATTCATAGCAATACTTATTCTATCTCCAGCACAATTTTCTACCTGATGATAAAGGTAAGAGGGAAATAAAATTAAAGTGCCTTTTTCTTCATTAATTTTTTCATCATATATGTTCATAAATTTTTTTGTTTTTTGTTCTACTGCTTCTGTTCTAGAAAATTTTAAATTTCCATTCCCCGGAAGGATAATTAGAACTCCACAAAAATCTGCAGATCCGTGTGTATGAATTTCTGCAAAATCTTCTTTTTTATAAAAATTAATCCAAGCCTCTCTTATGGACCAATTGTTATATTTCCAATTTTGTGATTCTCCTATTTTTATTAAAATGTTCTGACAAATAAAGTTACTAATTTCTTGTAGTTCAGAATATTTTTCTAAACCATCCCACCCTGAAGTAAGGGCATTTACGTTCTCAAGACCTTTACTCCAATTTTGTTTATCTAACAAAACTTTTTCTTCAATCTTATTACAAAATTTTTCATCAATTTTTAAATAAAAAACATCAGTAGGAAACCAACCAACTTTATTTATTTCAAAGTGCACCTATTTTCTTTTCTCCTAGAGATTTTCTTTTATCAAATTTCCATTCTTTATATTCACCTTCTTGATCTACGTAATGTAAAAATACAGTCATAAAGTGATCGTGTTTACAGTATTCTCTCCAATGTATTTTATCCATACCCTTAAATATTAATGCATTGTTAGGCACCATAGGAAATTTATAATCTATTTTGTATCTGTTATATTCACCTTCATTTGAATAATACTTATAATCTGAAGTATCGCTCTCTTCACCCACAAATATTTCATAAGGCACGTCAGCAGGATGCGCTCCTAAACATAAAGCAACTGTATATTCACAAGATGGTCTATCTTTATGTATTTTTAGATCAGATCCTTTGTCATAAATCCTAAAGTAAGAGTATGTTGGAAATAATTTTTTGCCTACATTTTGTTCTACAACAGGGGTGCTTGCCTCCATCAATGTTTCCATAAATGTGTCTGAATAAACTCCTATTAGTGAGTTAGCCTGATCATCTATTTCAAAATCTTTAGTGTTAGAAAATTTAATTAATGAGTATGAGTAAGATAAATTTAAAATTTGTTTTGGTAAAAATTCAGGAATAAAAACAGGCTCCATTAGATGGCCCATCCAATTAAAGCGTATCTAGTTCCACTTGTTACCTTATTTACTTGATGTGGAAACATAAAATTTGACGGGAACATAATGCAGTCACCTTCATTTTGTGGATATTGAACTTCAGTGCCGTCAAGATTAAACATGAACTCTCCACCTTTATAGCTATTATTTAAACAAACAGAAATAGAAATAGCTCTATTTTGAGTTTTACGACCAAAATCAGTGTGATATTTGTATCCGGCTTCATATTCATTGGATACGTATTTAAGAATGTCAAGTTGTGATATTTCTTCGACCTGACTATATTTATGTTTGACTGAATAAGTTTTTAAAGCTGTAAAAAATTTACTTAAAACATAATTGTAAAGAACGGTCTCACCAAATGTTTGAGGTTGTATTGGTTTTGTTGTGCAGTTTCTAACATCTTTTTTTACAGATCCCTCTGAATTAGTAACAACACCTGCATCTTCAAATCCATAGTCATGATACGCAATAATTTTTTTACAAATATTTGAGGGAATTAATTTTCTAATTTCTACTATGTAGTTTTGCACTGTTTAGTAAGTTATACTGTTCCCTGAAAGGTAACTGTTTCTTGCTGCAACACCAGCGTTTGTTCCTGCTGTTACTGCCGCTGTGTCATCGTCAGTGCCTGCGCTTGCATCAGCATCATATGCGGTATTGTAAGCTTCAGTATATTTGTCCTCTGCTTCTACTCTAATCACTACATTAGTTACCCATGAAGGTAATTCAGTCAATGTTGTGTTATCTCTACTATCGGTGTATTCAATGTGACCATTATTATTAGCAGCGTCCCACTGTAATGCATGTACAGATACATCTATTTCAGTATGTGACCTTAGGTTATGACAAACTTTGTCATCTAAGTAGACGTCAGACTCAGTATTTCCAGATCCTTTAGCCGGACCATTGCCGTCTAAATTACCCTCAGAATCAAATATGATAGTAAGTCTAGTATTTACGGTTGTATTATTAACTGTTGTTGCCATTTTTTTTCACCTTTTTAGTTGCAGGCTTTTTAGCCTTCTTTTTAATTTTTATATTATTATTGCTTAATTGTCCAATCGTTTTATCGGCTAAGCTTTTATCACCCTCCATAACAGCCCTTTGTTGTTTACTTAATAAGTTAAAGATAGTTGTGGTGTTTCTCATTAAATTAGATGCTGTATCACTTTTTTGCAAAAGACCTTCCATGGCTCTATTTGAGTCAACCATCTCATTTCTAAATGATTCTGTAGCTGCCTGAACTTGCATTGTTTGTCTAGAATTTTCAACTAATAATAAAGGAATCCAAGCTATAGAACATCCCCACTCTTGAACGTCCAATCCAGTTTGTGGGTTTTTACCTTGAAGCATATTGTACCAAAGGCATTTATGTTTTATACATTTCTTTTTTAAAAGAGGACAGGTTCCGTCTGGGTCAAATATAGGCACTAGTCTTTAGCGGCTATAATCACGTTCGCATATTTGACATTTGCTGCTGGTACTGTCACAGAAACATCGGCTGTTGCACTAGATAATGATCCAGAAAATGGATGAGTGTGAGATCCACCACCACCTGCTGATCCAGTAGAAATACCACTAGGTGAGTTACCACCACTTCTAATAAGTGGTTGACCAGGTTCTTGTGGTCTAACGTTATGAGTTGTTAGAGAGTGAGTATGTGATGCAATAGTCGGAGTTGATAGTGTAGTAGCACCAACTGTTCCCGCAACTGATCCTGTAACAGTCGCTGTGTCTGTTCCAGCTTTATCAGTTGTTGCTAAGAAAGATGAAAAGAAAGCTGTTGAACCACCTGTGCCTCCACCTGAACCTGTTACGACTGACATCACTGCTTCATTTAAAGCAGCAGTTGTATCTTTTGTCCAACCAGTTGGAGCTGAAGCTTGATAAAAAACTTGTTTTGTTCCAGAGGGAAAAGGGTCAACTCCTGTTAAACCCACACCACTACCTGTAAATAAAGTAGCTTGAACTTGTCCATTACTTCTAAGTGTGATGTTACCACCACCTGCACCTAAATCTTGGCCTGAAGCAACAGTGGCTCCTGCACTAAAAGTTGTAGCACCTTTGAAATCTGTTGTTCCTAATTTGTCAACTGCATTATACATTTTAAAATTAGCAGAACCGTCATTATAAATATGTGAGTAAGCACCTTGTGTGATTGCAATACCGTTTGCTGTATGCCCTGTAGCTGCAATAGTTAAAGTTTGTGAACCTGCTGTATTATTAAAGAAAACATATTCACCTTCGGTAGCGGGTACAAATACAACAATGTCTCCTGTTAAAGTTCCTGTGAGTTCAATTATTTTATTAGAGGACTCAGCAGTTGCATCTGCATCAGCAGTTGAAAGAGTAATGTTGGCAGAACCTGCTACAGATTTGGCTAAGTAGCCTCCTCCAAAAGCGTCTAAAACGTCTAAGTTATTGTTGGTTCTGGTACCCCAGGTATTGGCGTTAGCCCCTGTTTCCATCTTCTCTAATTTAAATCTGCTTGTAAATGTACTTGCCATGTTTTTACCTCTCTAAAATATATAGTTTTTATTAAATACTACAACAATTTTGTATGTATCTCATCTCCAATTACTAATACATCTGCTTCTGAGTTGTCAAACATTATTTTAGCTTGTTTTTTTGTGCCTACAATAGGTTTACCAGGTAAATTCATGGAGGTATTTATCAAAACAGAACTGCCTGTAATTTTTCTAAATTCCTTTAATAATTTAAAAAATGAGGGGTTTTTGTCATCAACAGTTTGTATACGACATGTCCCGTCAGCGTGAGTAATAGTGCCATATTTCCAAGCATCTTTAACTCTAGCTTGGTATAACATCCAAGGGCTTTCATAATTTAAGTCGAAATAATCTTTAAAATCATCGATAGCTACGCTAGCTCCATAAGGCCGAAACCATATTCTTTTTTTTATTTTGTCATTTAGTATTTGTTTGGCGTTTGGAACAGTAGGATTAAAAAGTATAGATCTATAGCCTAGTGCTCGAGGACCCAACTCCCCCCATCCTTGTCCCCACATTACAATTTTTCCCTCATCTAGGTACTTTGCAATTCTTTTTATTGTATGTTGATTAGCGTACCCAAAGTTCTCATCATGTTGTTTTATATCCTTCATGGATTGTTTTAATCTGAATCTTTTATAAAACTCACCACCTAGAAGAAATATAACAGCACCTAATGATAAGCCTTCGTCACCACAATGTGGGCTAGGTGTAAGATTAGGAAAATCCTCTTTTAGCATTGTATTTAATATTATGTTATGACCAACACCTCCTGATATACCAATTTTTTCATGCTTACTAAAATTATTATTCAAATGTCCTTTTAATTTTTTGTACCAATAATAATGTAATGAGGTAACAAAAGAATTTGATACAAATGATTCATCCTCATTATCCATCTTTTTTTTAAAGTTTAATAAATTTTCAAAGGTATTTGGTTGCCATACAAGTTTACCTTTTTTATTTTCATATTTTTTGTATTTAGGTATATCCAAAAGATGTGAATAATCCTCACCGAATGCATGTAAAGCCATTGTGTGCCCAGCGAAATCTAAATTTTCTCCAAATGTATCATATCTTTTTACATATAAATCATCATCTTTTTTTGTTGTAAACCATTGCATCCATAGTTTGTCTAGGTCCCTACCTAGACATGAGTGTTGATACGCATTAAGTTTTAATTTTGGTTGATTTTTTTTGTATATTGTTACGCTATCAAAGTTGCTTCCAACACTATCTACTATAAGAGAATTATAATTTGTTGTTCCCATTAACGAATGATGATGACATAGATGATGATCTACAAATATAGGTGTTAAATGTTTGTAAGGAAATTCTATACCATAAATTCCACCTGCATCAACTATCGCAAGATTAGTGATATCTCCCATGTCATAACCTAAGTGATTTAAATATTTTACCCACGAGGATAAATCGTTATGAGCTTGACTTTTATAACCAGTTATTCTTTCGAATTTTAAATATTTAAGAGTATTTGTATTATGATCGTAAACTGTAATGTTACCATCATGACAGTAAGTGTGGACACCTACGGTTAGTTTATATTTCACTTTAAGCTGCGTCTACCTCTGTCCATGTATTACTTGCGCCTGTTACTACATTTGCCCAAGGTGTTGCAAAAGGATTTCCTGTGACTATTGATAAGTCTACTCCGGTTACATTCACTATAGCACCTGCTTGTGGTGTTACAGTTCCCTCTGCAAAACTTAAAGCTACTGTTGAAACACTAACTATTACGCCTGTTCCAACCTCTACAGTTTCGGTGCCTAAAGCAGTGCCCATAGTTAAACTGCCTAGAGTCACTAAAGCGTCAGCTTCTGCAACAGCAGTTCCAAGAGCTGAAGTCATCGTGACTGCTGAAGGATCTACTTGTGTAAAGATATCAATAACTGGAGTGCCAATAGCAAAGTCTAGTTGATCGGAAGGTGCAATTACTGCAGCACTTCCTTCACCAGAAACAGTCGCTCCCGATAAAGCTACGCCAACAGTTAAACTATCTAAAGTTTCTACCGCTGTTCCTGTTTGAGATGTAGTCCCTAAAGCACTTGTCATTGCTAATCCCGTTGGACTTACAATGACACCTGTTCCAACTTCTTGAGTAGTTGTTCCAAGTGCTGTGGTCATAGCCACACCTGTGACGCTAACCTCTTGTGTTATATTTTCATTCCAAGCAAAAGATCCCCAGGTATTTCTGCCCCAACCCGCATCTACTGTTCCTGAAGCAGTTTCATCACCTGCAGTGAAAGCCATAGAAAGACTTGGCAAGACAACGCCTGCACCTTCTTCAATTGCTAATGCTCCAGAGAGTTGTGTTTCGAATGAAACACCTGTAGGGAACGTAACATTTTCAGGTTCACCTATTGCAGTGCCTGACGCACTGGTCATAGATAAAGTTGAAACGGCTACTAATGCATCGGCAACAACAGACTCAGTTCCTATAGCTGTTGTTGTTGATAGTCCAGTAACAGATACTGTAATTGAGCTTTGTTGACCCCAAGGTCCTTCGCCCCAATTATTTTCACCCCAAGCATCTGCCATGGTAATGCTACCTTATATTAAGATAATCTTAATATAGCACTTGAAGCATCATTAGTTGGGAATGCGATTGTGAATGTACCGTTTGTTGATGTCTTTACTGCACCGAAATCAAGAACTGCAATAGCTGCGTTTGTAGCACTTGAAGATCTGTTATAGATCAAAGCTGCTTGAGCAGAAATTGTTGCTGATGTAAAACTTGCGTTTGCAAAATCAACAAATGCTGTTGAAGCTGTTGCACTAGTTGCTGTTAAGCCAATGGTTGGACTTGTTAAAGTTATACCACCTGCTGCATATGTTCCTGATGCGCCTACTTCGTTTGTTG